AGTTGACTGGACCGCCCCTCGAACAGGGATAAAATAATCTTCATCAATACTCATGGGGTTATAACGTAAGTCAACTCTGCCTGTTTCTGGGTCAACTACTTGATTTCTTTTCATTGAAGTAATCGCCTTCTGCATATATTGTTCAACATCTTGTGGGCTAATATTTCCAACATCGATATAAAAGACTCTTCTTTCTGGGGAGCGAACAATCCGATATGCCATCATCGCATCTTCTAAAAGTGTCAATTGGCGCCAGATTCTTCTTGCAGGCTCCAGGACAGAAGTCCCATATGGAGCGTACTTGTCATTTCCGAGAATTCTAAAGTGCGCCATTTGCCAGTTTTCAAATGTTAGACCACCGGTGTTCCATTGATATTGAACGTAATTTGGATTGCCTTTGTCCTCTCCTTCCAATCTTTCAACCTCTGGAGTTGGAAGACCGATGGCGTTGACGACACCAACTTCAGGATTCAAATCTAAATAAAGAAAGAAGTCTCCATATTTACACATTGTTCGGCACCAGCCAAATAAATTAAATTCAATATTTAAAATATTATAATAAAGAGTATCTAATATGCTTTTAATTTCCTCATTTGGGCATTTAATAGAAATGATATTTCGTAGATTATTAGATGTCGTCATCTCATCTGCATAAATGTCTAGTGCAGAAGCGATTTCAGGTGTATATTCCATCTGATCGAAATCAACATATCGTTGAGTTCTATTTTGTGCTGCCATGATGTTAGCAGAAAGATTATCGAATGGGTTATAAGATAGTCTTTGAAATTTTTGACCTGCAACGTCTTTAAACCGACTACTATATTTATCTAACCGTCGTCGAGATAGTTGTCTCGTACTTTGTGAACGGTAATTAATGATCGGGCCCGAAAAGATTCTTGTTAATTTTTTAAATAAGGGCCAAGTTGAATCTTTGGGGTTTTTATTTCTATTCGCCATGCTTTATCCTTTTAGTAACCATAAATGTTCTTTAAATTCCTTTTCTTCTTTTTCAAAATCTTTGCGATGGTCTGTCATTCCAGGAATTCTTGTATCTAAAACAGAGTTACTCTTTATTATAGACCCTAATAGAGCTTTTTTATACTCTAAATCTCTTTTATTTTCAATAATTGCTGTATCTCTCACCCAACATCCAATTGCGCAAGCCATAATTAAGTCATCATTATAGCCTTGTTGGGCTTCTGCTCTACCATTGTTCCAAATAAATGTATCCAATTCAGATCTTAGTCTTGAAGAATAAATTGTTAATATTTTATTTCTGATAAACTCTTCAAACTTTGCAATTAGAAGCGGCTTTGTTTTTGAAGAGGTTGTAAATCCTGCAATAGTGCCTGTACGACTGTCAGCAACTAGTGGGTCGATATATTCATGTGTAGATTTAATAGAGTGATAAACATTAGGATATTCTTTTTCTTTTAATTTTTCTAGCACAGAAAATCCAACGGAGTTATTTTCAACAACTACCATGCAATTGCCAAATTCCCTACCAGCATTAAGCACTACTTCTGAAAAAAGATCAGGTGTTAACTTTCCTTGGTATTCTGCGATAATTTCCATAGTTTCTAATTTAAATATATGAAATACAGAATAGTCATTTCCATCTCCGCGAGCAACATCTGCTGATAATAAATAACTATTTTCTGAATTGTACTCTTCCCAGATCCAAAAGTTTCTATCAAGCCCTGTTCTATATTTTGGTGCTACAATTTGTTTATCGACTAGCGCTATATCTTCTGGGTGGACAACGGTATCGCCTGAAGCATTAAAATTACATTCTAGCTCTTGGGCGATTTGTCGCTTCGACATGTTTTTTGTTTCTTTTTTAAACCAATGATCATCGCGATCAGGATGTGCATACCACATTAATTTGATGGGATGAAAGTCGCTTTTCTCTGCAGCGGCGGAAATATATGTTTTATGAAACCAGTTACCGACACCATTCGGTGTTGAAAGCGCGATGCATCGACCACCTGTTGAAAGCGTTGGATATAAACCTGTCCATAGTTCGTCTAGGCCTTCAACATGTGCGGCCTCATCTACGACCAATAGCGACAAGGCTTCTGAACGGCCAGCGTCTGCGGATGTCGAAGAAGCTTTAATTTGAGAACCATTACTTAATTCAAAAGAGCTTCTATTATCTACTTCAACTTTTGCTATTTGAACCCAGTCTGGTAAATGTTTAAGCATGTGTTTAACTTTTTTAACAAGATTAGAGGCAGTAGTATATTTTGTAGCCATTACAAGAATGTTCTTGTCGCGATGGAAAAGCATTAACCATACAACGTAAGCAGCTGTAATTGTTGAAATTCCTAATTGGCGCGCCTTAAGAATGACTGTAAATCGATGGTCATCAAAGTTATTTAATAACTCAGATTGGTAATCATATGTTTTAAATGGAACTAAACCTTTTAGCGGATGTGAAATTCGAGCGTAGCTATTAACAAAATAAACAGGATCCTTCCCGCATTTGAGGATCTCTTTCTTCATTTCTTTTTTTGTTAATTGGTATGTCACTTATTTTATCCTTTAATAGATACATTTTGTGGTTTCTTTGCGTTTTCTCCGCTCAGTGCCAACCATTTCTTTACAGCATCATCTAAACGATCTTCAGAACTTTCTTCAGTTACTGGTTCGGTCTCTCCCATATTGCCAATTTTATAAGTTTTTGTAGCTTGAACCCAATTACGTTTTCTTGACATACTTTGCGCATGAATATCTGCATCTCCTTGTGAAGTCAAAGTTAAAGTATTTTTTGTAACACTCTTATATTCTTTTTTAAGATACTTTACAATATCATTAAATGTATCTTCAACATCATCTTCGAAATTTCTATTATGGAAATCTTTCAAAGTAATTTCAGATTGATAATTAAGAACTAGTTTGTCCCCGTGAATCTTAACTTTAAACCCATCCATAACTCTTGAGTCGATAATAGAATCACCTTCTTCTCTTTTTAGGCCAACCTTTCGGGCTTTGCCATCATAAGAATATTTCTCATCATGTGCGCCATCATGAGCATTTGCTGCGGCTTGATTAATTCCTTGAATTATTTCATATACTGTTGCCATTTATTTTCTTCTCCTTTTATTAATTCGAATTTTAATATTTCTAGTATTTCTGTTTAAAGATTCATCCATTCGTGGGCGCTTTTGTCGCACTGGTGGCTGGCGGCGTTCCACTTCGCGTTCGTACCCGGCGGCTTTGCGGCGTTCTTCTTCATCTGCTCGGGCTCTATCTGCGGCCTCTCCTTCGGCCCACTTCTTTTCTGTTCGGGCCCGGGCGGCCTCGGGGCTATGCATCTCTTCCTCGGCAGTCGCTTTTTCAAGTGCTTCGCGGTCGCTTGGAGTAAATAGTTCTGCAGCCTCGCCCAGCGTGAGCATTTTTCGTAACCTACCTACTTTTGCCTGGGTTCCTTTAACGTTTTGCTTTCTCCAGTAAAGTCGTGTTCCATAATCGCGCAACTGTTCTTCAGTTTCTTTTATAACTTTTGGATCTGGGCTTTCAAGGTCTCTTTCGAGTCTTAAAATCTTCTTAAGTCTAGTTATACGTTTAGCGCCCTTCTGAATTGCTCTTATGTCTTTGTCTAATTTTCTTTCGCGATCTCGTAAACCAGATCTCATACCGTTTAAAATTGCTCCGGCATGCTTGGATCCATTTTTTTGTGCCGACACTAAAGCTCTAATCCCAACTTCGCTAACTTTATCTAATTGTTGTTTTCCTAAGTGTTTAAGCATTCCAACCTCGTCTAAAGGTGGTACTTTTGTAAAACCAGCGATTTCATCGTCTGTAAGCTGGACAGGTAAATTGGATTTATAACTACCGTCTTCGTTGCGATTAATACGCATGAAGCCTGTTTCCTTTGTTCCTCGATATTCATTGCCGGCCGCGTCCCTAAATTCTGGAAGGCGATCCACCGGGTGACGAAAGGCTTTGCCGCCGCGTATTTTTTCAAGATGAATCTCCACGGCCTCGTCCACTGCTCGTGCACTGCCTCCTTGGCTTAATTCACCAGCAAGAGCAACATCACCAAGATTTGCTGCAGGGATTGGTTCTTCCTCTGGGGCACCAACAAGAATTCTTCTGCCTTCATAATCGGTAGCGAGAGAGTCGTGGGTCGACGGCTCTAAGGTTACACCTCCAGTTTCTTTTTCTTGATATGTCGGGTCTCCTGGTTCAGCATCTCGTGCGTCATCATATTCTGGCTCGCCTGGAAGAACTATTTTTGGTGGCTCGACGCGGCCTTTTTGTCCCTTAGTCATTAAAAACAATTGTGTGTTAGCTGTGTCTACTACTCTTGCTTTTTCACCTGTAACTGGGTCGCGACCAGTTTGTTTAGCGACTCGTCGACGATGGCGATCCGAACGCTTAGCTATTCGAGCATCTCGTTTTTGTTTGGCAACCTCTGCGGCGCCTAGTTTGAGAGTTCCAGGAGTTATTTCTTCGCCGGCCGTGGCGGCGGATGTTTCAATGGGGGCCTCAATGGGCGCGCCTGCCTGATCCAGTCCGGTGGGTGCGTATGTCTTCGCCGCGAAATCGAATTTCTCCACTTCACCGGTGTCCGGGTTCACGTACGTGGACGCGGGATTAAGTTTTGCCAGCCGTTTTTGGACGGCGCGGCGTTGGTTCGTGGTGAGATCGTCGCGTTCCAGAAGTTCTTCATATAGGCCAATGGCGCGCTCATTTTCTCCGGCGTGTTGTGCTGACATGCCCGCAAAGAAATGCGCCTTTTTGTTCCCGCTAGTTCTTGCCAGCTCTTCGAACTGCTTTGAGCCTTCACTGATGCCGTCTTTGGAATTATATGTTTTCCAAGCAGTGACAAAAGCCTCTCTCTGCGTCGGATCGGTCATGCGTTTGGGCACTTTGGATAACGCTAGAGCTTCCCATGCTTGTTGGTGTTTTTTGCCCCAGATCCTGTCTTGGCCGGCTCGGCCGAGCTTGTCAGTGAGGCCGGCCCTTTCCAGGTCCTTATAAAGCTCTTTGTAATCCCTATACTGCGGGGCGTGAT